ACTGCTCCACGATACAGTTTTAAGCTCGGGATTTCCGATAATTTTTATCCAGCCGTAATTTGCCGTTTCAAAAGTTTCCGTACCTTGTGAACTCGATACGGTAAATTCGGACGGCGTGACAGGAATATGTATAACTTCTTCACTGTTGTTTATGCTTAAATAGAAATCTAACATTTTGCCTCCTACATATTTGCCATACATTTTTGAATTTTAGGAACTATTACGTTTATAACGTCGTCGGCGATTTCATCGGTGGTTTTGTTGTCGGCGTTTATAACTATCTTAATTTCATTCGTTATAGTATTGCCGCCTTTGTTGCTTTCGGCTATGTATTGACTTAAATTGTTCCAAAATGTTCTAAGCGGAAGTATCGCCTCTGCTCCTGCCTCTCCGCCCATTTGGACTTTTCCGTTTGCATATCCGAACGCTGTCGGACGTGTCATAATACCGCCTTTTGCATTCCATTCAAGTCCAAGTTTCGGAATCGGTGTACTGACACCGGCTATACTTACCGTACCTTTTTGTACAATCTTAGGCGCTTTGATAATTCCTTTAATCTTACCCCAAACGTCCGATACCTTGTCGGCAATACTGCCGAATATCTCCTTGACTTTGTTCACCGCCGCACTGATTTTTTCAGTAATACCATTTTTAATGTTTTCAAAAATAGTCATTACGGTGTTTTTCACATTGCCAAACGCTTCGCTGAATTTACCTTTTACGACTTCCATCTTTTCACCGACTGCATTGACAACCTCGCCGAGCTTACCGCCTGTTAATTGATTAATTGCGTCATAGCCTGTCCTGTAGTATTCCTTGACACCCTCTATTGCCGCAAATGTAGCACCTTTCAGTCCTCTGCCGTGCGCGTCATAGGCACTTTTTATGTTGTTCAGTTTTTCCGATACAACATTTTTAACACCGCCCCATAATTCTGACGTTTTTTCTTTGACTCCGTTCCACATCTCGCTTCCGATTGATTTGATACCTTCCCAAATTGACTTTATCAACTGCAAACCCAAATCAAACCAATTAACAGACTTAAATCCTTTTACGATTGCACCCGTTATTCGCGGTAAAGCCGCTATCAACTGCGGAATTGCCCGTACAAGTCCGACTGCTAAATTTACGACCAACTGCATTCCGCCTTGTATAATTTGGGGCATCATCGAATATGACGCACTGATGATTCCTGTTATCAGATTTACACCTGCATCTATTATTCTCGGTAAATTTTCTATCAAACCGTTAGCTAATGACGTAACAAGCTGAACTGCCCCCATAATAAGCAATGGTATGTTGTTCACTAATCCATTGACTAACCCCTCTACCAAAGTTACTGCTCCGTTCACAATTTGAGGCATAGAATTAGTTAATCCTTGCATTAAATTGCTGACTATTTTTGACGCCGCATCTAATAACTGTGGCACTACGGTTGAAATACCGGCGACCGCTACAATAATTATATTGCTCAAGCACTCTGAAAATTGCGTTGCGTTCTGTGTCAGACCATTTACCAAAGACGATATAAGCGATACGGCACTGTTTGCCAATGTAGGAGCGAGGTCATTAATTAACGGTGGAATTGTTTCGCCGATTACCGGTGCCAACCCCTCAATTAAATAGCCGATACCACTCAAAGCACCTTTAATGGCGGGTATAATATTCTGTCCGAATGTTACGGCTGTATTAATCAATGCGTCTAAACTTTGGTCAAACATATCACCGCCCGTTGTCAGTCCCACCAACACGTTTTGAAATGCCGCTTTCAGTGACCCCCACGATCCGCTTATTGTCGTACTTGCCTCTTTTGCGGTTGTGCCGGTAATATCCATTTGAGTTTGAATTGCGTGAATAGCCTGTGTAATATCGGCAAATGATGAAATGTCGTACCTCTGTCCCGTAAGCTTTTCTGCGTCACTGAGAAGTCGTTTCATTTCCTCTTGTGTACCGCCGTAACCTAACTTCAAGTTGTCAAGCATAGTATAATTCTGTTTTGCAAATCCCTGATACGCATTTTTTATGGACTCCATATCCGTACCCATTTTATTTGCATTATCGGACATATCAACCAATGCCGAATTTTCGTAATCCGCCGCCTTGTTTGTATCTCCGCCTAAGCTTGATATTAATGACGCTGAA